CAGACCTATCACATATGGTAGTTAACGAGGAAAAAGCTGAAGTAGCAGCAAGTTTTGTAGATGAACAGCTTGAAAAGAATAATATTAAGTCTGTGTTTTATGATTTTGTAACTACAATGCTTTTTGCGCCAGCAAGTTTCTTATCTGTTGGCTGGAGATACGAGAAAGCTAATGTTAAAAGAAAGACTAAAGTACCAGAATTTAATCAATTTACACAATCATATACAGGAAGATGGTTCTGGGATACTGTAGAGAGTGAAGAAACTATTTGGGACGATAACGAAATCAACAATGTTGACTTTTTCGACTTCTGGGGCGACCCAGATTCAACCAATATAGACGACGCTAGAGCAGTATTTCACAGAGAATGGATAACCAAAAAGCGGCTGAGAGAAAAGTTAGAACTTCTCCAGAATATCGGTGATGGTATAGTCTATGATATTGATATAGATAAATTAACTGCTCCAGAAAAAGCTGGTGAAGGTAAATATAGACGTCTTTCATCTGTTGGTATAACATCTGGAGGTTATGACCCATTCAAGTCAAGCAAGAACGAGAACATAAACGATAAAGAAGAATTAGAACTTTTACACTACTGGGAAGACGATAGACACGCTATATTAGTTAACAGACAGGAAGTCATCTATGACGGAGCCAATCCTTACTGGCGTCACCGTAAGAAGCCTTTTGTTAAAGCGACATACGACCAACTACCAAACGAGTTTTACGGCTTATCTGCCGTTCAAATAATCAAACCAATGCAGGAAGAAATAAATACAATGCACAATCAGCGTATGGATAACGTTAATATGCTGATTAATAAGATGTGGAAAAGACTTCGTGGCTCTAACATCAAAGATGAGGATTTAATCTCCAAAGCTAATGGTGTTATTGACGTTGATAATATGGAAGATTTACAGCAGGTGCAGATGTCAGACATACCACAGTCAGCTTTCGTGTCAGAGCAGAAGTTAACTGGTGATTTACAGGCAGCTTTAGGTACCCCTGCTAATGTTAGGGGAGCTAATACTAGTGACGACCAGTCAGCAACTGAAGCACAGATTGTAGCTCAATCAGCAGGCACGAGGTTTGGTGTTAAGATAGAATTATTTGCAAGTGTTGGTCTAAAAAGACTTGCTATGATGATGGATTTAAACAACCAGCAGTTTATCTGTGATGAAAGGGCAGCACGTATTGACCCCGAGGAGAGAAACTCTTGGCGGTCTATCGCTCCAGATGATTTGATAGGAGAGTTTGACTACAGACCAGCAACTTCTTCTGTTGAAAAGGCAGCTAATAAAGAGTTAAGAAGACAGCAGTTAACTGAAATATTAGGATTCTTAACGCAGGCACAGGTTCCATTCATAAATTACAAGAAGATGATAGAAGAATGGTTAGAAGAATTTGATATAACAAACCCAGAAAAGTTTATGATACCAGAGCAGGTATACGAAATGATTAGAAGGCAGGCTATTGAAGAATTTACACAGCAGCAGGGTGTACCTGTCGGACAAAATGATTTCGCAACTACTGGTAATTTAGGTAAAATGCAGACAAGAAGACCCAAAAAATCAGCAGGTGGTATGAGCAGTATGGGTCAGCCACAGCCACAACCCTTTAATAACGGAGGTAGGTAGATATGCCAGATAAACCTATAGACGAAACTTTTACAGAAGATGAAGCCCTGGCTTCGTTGCACACAAGTGTGGGTTGGGGATATATGAAAAGACATTTAGAAGCAAAAAGAAAACAGCTTAGGAGAGAGTTTGAAACTGTATCTCCTGGCGATTCTAATAAAATAGCAGCAATCCAGGCTAAACTGAAGATGATTAACATAATCATTGATAAGCCTAAGATAAGTTTTGAGAGAATAAAAAATGGAGGTTAAATAAATGAGTGAAATATTTGGCAAAACTTCTCGCCGTGAAAGCGATAACGAGAACCCTTTTGTCGCAACTCAGACCCGTGAAAAGAAAGAAGAAGAAACTGAAACCAATGAGGAGAATCTTGAGCAGACCCAAGAGCAAGATGAAGGACAATCTGTAGAGAGTGAACCCGAAGTTGATGAAGAAGTTTCTAACGGACAATCTGACGAGGAAGCTCAATCTAACGGAAAACTGGCAGGTAAATTTAATGACAGACAGTCTTTATTAGAAGGTGTTAAGAATTTAGGTTCTAAGATAGGAAGAAAAGTTGACCCTGTTAAAGTCGGAAACGCAACCAACTCTGATTTAGAGGAAATATATAAAGACCTTGAAAGTCAGTTAGGTCAGACTTCCGATATTGATAAGACAAGGCAGGAGAATCAACAGCTTAAACAGCAGTTAAACCAATATGAACAGCAACTTAACCAGACACGACAACAGATGTCACAAATGCAGAGGTATTTGCAGAATTTACAGATGAACCAGCAGCAAAGACAGCAGCCACAGAGCCAACAAAATATTAATCAGCCACAAAACCAACAGTTTAATCAGCAACAAAATCAGAATGTTAATCAACAAAACAACCAACAACTTCAGCGTGACCCGCAGACTGGTCGGTTCCAGAGAAGTCAAAACAACCAGAACCAGGATAATCAACAGTCCAATGATGTTGACCCGGATAAATGGTTGAGAGATTTCTACAAAAACCCCGTTGAAGCGATTAAAAGAATAAATAATATGTCAGATAGACAGCAGCAACAAGTAAAAAATAATATGAACCAACAGGAAATACAGCAGTTTCAAAATCAACAAAGAGAAGTACAGCAACAGCAGCAAATGCAGGAAGCTCAAAGGTACAGACAGCAGTTAAACCAGGAAAGTCAGCAGTTTTTTAAGCAGAAAAGAATGGAATTAGAAAATAAATATGAGGATTTTAAAGACCCAGAAGTTAAAAAAGATGTAGTAAAGTATATGCAAAATCACAAAGCATACCTTAACCCTAGAATATTTCCAAATGGTCTGGAAAAGGCTTATTTGGAGGTGAAGAAAATGAGGGATAATAAACAACAAGCTGCTAACCAGCAAGAAACTAACGACCAGATGGTTAAACAAAAACAGGCAGCACAACTTCCTCGTTCACAAGGCTCCAATGTAAGAAGCCCAGCTAATGAAAATTACGCTGAACAGACAAAAGATAGAATATTTGGGGGTGGAGGTTCAATCTTTGGTAGATAAAAATAAGGAGATGAACAACAATGGCTAAGAACATTTGGACAGGAACTGACGGAGCCCCAGTCGATTCCTTTAGAATTGATACTGATAGACGGGATTTGAATGTAGCCGATAGGATATTAGAACTACAACCTTCGGAAACACCGTTTTTGGTAATAGGAGATAAGACGTCTTCTGGTACAGCTAAGTCACTTGAGGAAACCTGGTATGATGACGATTTAGCACCCTGGTGGACTGAAGCAGGTAGTGATGGTTTAGCAGGAGATACAACTATTACTGTTAATGACGGTAGTATTGTTAAACCTAAAGACTTAATTAAGAATACAACTACCGGTGAGGTAATGTTTGTTACTGATGTTTCTGGTAATGACTTAACCGTAGAAAGAGCTTACGGTGATGAAACCGATTCTGGTGGTACAGCAGCAGCAGCTATTACAACTGGAGATAACTTTATGAGAATGGGTAATGCTATGGAAGAAAATTCCCTTGCTCCAGAAGCAAGAGCAACCCAGCCTAATAAGTTCTACAATTATGTGCAGGTCTTTCGTACGCCCTTCTCTGGTTCTTTAGAAGATATCAACGAACCTAAAGAAACAACTGAAGACGAGAGAACAAGGTTAAGACGCAGAAAGGCTATCGAACATAAACTGGACTTAGAAAGAGCTTATGTGTTTGGTGAAAGAAACGAACACATTAGCGATAAGCGTAGAACTTTAGGAGGTTTATTCCAGTTCCTCACTAACCAGTATGATACTATTGGTGGAAACTTAACTGAAAGTCTATTCGAAGAAACATTAGAAGACGCTTTCAAATATGGTTCCAAAGAGAAGATTCTAATTACTTCTCCTCGTGTTGGTTCTGTTATCAATAAGTTTGCTAAAGATAAAGTTCAAACCAGAAGTGGAGAAACCTACTATGGTCTTCGTATTGCAGAGTATATCTCTTTCCACGGTACTCTATATGTAGCAACATCTCATATGTTCGAGAGAGATTACCAGGGTATGGGAGCAATCCTTGATATGGAAAATATCGATATTATGCCTTATGGTGGATACTCTACAACTCTAAGAGAGAACTTGCAGGAAACAGATAGATTAGGCTGGAAAGATGAATACCTAACAATGGCAACTCTAAGAGTTAGACTAAACAAAACTCACAGAGTTATGGACGGAATTACATTCGCATAAAAACTAATAAAAGTTAAATAAAGGGGAGGGCTTATGTCTTCCCCTATTTTAATATAAGGAGAGGATTATATGCCTTATTTAGGTGTAACAGATTTATTTAATAAAATTTTTAACAGTGATAATAATTCAGTCAATGTGTCGCAAAATGGAAGTATTGTCGGAATTAACACTACACCCGCAACAGGCACTAAAACTATTACCTCTACTGCTGCTGAAATATTTGCAGGCACTTCTAGAAAAGCTGATAGAGCCATTATATATATTAGAAATACTCACGATAGTATAGCAATTAGAGTCGGAGCTGACGATGTAACTGATGTTAAAGGTAGAAGAATACTGCCTCAGACTGAAGAAAAAATAGAAATTAATCCTGTTAAAGATATACCTATATATGCTATATCAGAATACGGAGATGTGAAAGTAGAGGTGTTTGAAGCATGAATTATACTATAGAACCTATCAATGAAAAAATAACTAAGTTATCTGTTGATTTTTCTGATGAAGATATCGACTTGCAGGGAGAAACAACAGTCAAGGGAACTGAAGAAGATGCCGAAAAATATGTAAAAACTTTTGCAAATGACTTGAAACAAAACAACATAGAATTATTTCCGAAGCCACCTGAACCAGACAGGCCAGAAGAAGATGAGGAGCTGATGATGTAATGCCAAAAACACCAGAACAAATGTTAGAAGATATAAGAGAAGTAGAAGATTGGATAGCTTCAGAATTTGAAGCCAGAGGACCAATTACAGTCGATGCAGACCAAAGAGCAATGTCGCAAGAAATGCTTAAGGTTTCTGGAGGAAGAAATGACTGCAAATTTGATGACCAGGGTAACCCAAGTATTATGGTCCATATACCGCAAATGAAACAATCTGACCTACAAAACAGCTGGAATGAAGATTTGCACCAGGCTTTCATTGTTAATAATCAACCAAAAAAGTTATGGGTATCAAAATATCAAAACATTGTGGTAGGCTCTGGCATTGAAGCTCGAGCAATATCGCTAAGAAAACAGGGCCCAAAAGTATATATTGACTTTGACGAAGTACTTGCTGCCTGTTCTCAAAAAGGTGACGGCTGGCATCTTAACTCTAATGCTGCCTGGTCTGCATTAGCTCTATATGCTAAGAATAATAACTTCTGGCCCAGAGGTAACAACAGCTATGGAAATGACTATTCTTATACTGATGAATGGGGAGAGGTTAGTTATTTGTACTCAGGTGGAGCAAAAGGGAGAGTATATACAGGTACTGGCCCGCTCGGCTGGTCACATGATGGAACACCATTTGGAGTCTGGGACCTTAACGGCAATGTCTGGGAATGGGTATCAGGCCTAAGAATTGTAGGTGGTGAAATACAAATAATCGCCAATAACGATGCAGCTGATAATCCAGATATGTCAGATACAAGCATAGTCTGGCAGGCTATCATGCCTGATGGTTCATTAGTTAACCCGGGTACTGTGGGCACATTGAAGTATGATGCAACAAGCCCGATAGAAATATCTGATGCTGTTACAACTGTTTATTCTGCTTATAATGCTTTTGAAGATACAGTTATCAATTCAAGTATAACTGTACCTGATATCATGAAACAGCTTTCACTTGCTCCAATTGATTCAGACCATGCAAATGATAGATTCGATGTTAATACTGATGGCGAAAGGTTGCCGCGCCGTGGCGGGTACTGGGGCGACTCCTCGAATGCTGGGGTTTTCGCGTTGTTTCTGCGCGACGCTCGGTCGTACTCGAACAGCGCCATCGGCTTCCGCTCCGCTTTTGTAGAATAACTTACTGATAATCTGAACTCTGAAATCTGTTAATGTTTATTTAGATTTTTTAGATAAGTTTATAAAGCATACCTTGAGAGCAAAGCTTGATATTGCGACACTTTGAGGTGATTATATGAAAATAATTAGCTTAACTTTGATAATTATATTAGCTTTAACTTTTACAGCAAGCGCAATAGAAAAAGATAAGTTACTACACTTTTCAGCAGGTACATTAATCTATTATTACACAGATAATTACACAGATGTTAATCCTATGCTTGCAGTTAGTTTAGCAGGCGTAGGAAAGGAATTATATGACAGCCAAACTGATGGTACAGTAGAATTGACTGATATATTAAGTGTTATAGCAGGAGGATTTGTAATAAGTTTTGAGTGGTAATTTAATATTAGGAGGTAATTATGAACGAAGATAAATTATGTAAGGCTAAAACAAGTGACGGCAGTAGTTGCAACAACAAAGCTAAATATCCGAAAGACGACCCTATTGCCTGTCATTTAAAAAGTCACCAAAGACAGTTAGAAGTTGTAGTCGATAACGAGGAGGAAGAAATTATGCCAGAAGAAGAAAAAGTAGAAACTAAAGAAGTAGTAGATGAACCAAAACTGCACGTATTTGCTTCTACATCTTTACACCACGTAGTATTTGTAGATTATGATGAGCAGCCAGAAGATGGAGAAAGAAACTATTTTAGAGCAGAGTTTGATGGTGGAAAGTATGAAACATATGACGATAAGAAAGCTGAACTCTTAGAGAAAAAGATTAAGCAAATCAAGGCACTATCACGCAAGATAACTAAGGTGCAGTAAGGAGGTAAGTTATGACCCTCCAGGAATATATAGACCAGGTTAGAAGGGTTTTAGACGAGTATGGTACCGATATAAGTTTTTGGTCTGATGAAGAATTAACACACTGGCTAAACGAAGGGTTAAAAGAAGTATCAAAGATAACTAAATTCTCAACTGAAAGAGTTTATATTGAGCCAACTGACGAGAATGAGTATCCTCTACCAAATGATTTTATAGATTATTACAGAGTTAAGATAGATGGAGATTTTGTTGATTCCATTTCGATAGATGAAGACGGTGAAGAAGAAGGTTTTTATATATGGGGAGAGAATTTATACCTCTCTAATGTAGATACAGACGGTAAAATAACACTATTCTACTATAATGTAGTACAACCTATGGAAAATACTTTAGATGAAGCCGATATACCACAGCAATATGAGGAAATTATTATACCTTTCTGCCTGTATAGAGCCTTTATGAAAGACCAGAAGTCAGATATGGCACAACTTAATCAGACGGAATTTTATGAAAGAGTTAAAGTTATGAAACGGAAGTTTAACAGAGAACCTAATTATACTTCCTGGAAGGTGATTAGATAATGCCAAAATTTAAAGAAACTCTAAAAGTTAAAGTCCAGGCTAAATTAACCGAGCGTGATAAAGATACAGGTGAAGTTTTAAGAGAAATAAATTTTGAAGATAGAAATATTAATGCTGATAAACTACAAAAAGGTAGTAAAAGAGCAGATAAAGCAAAAGAAATGAC